ATGGCCCAGTAATCCGTACCCTTTCCGCTTTCTGTTGGGATGCCCTCTATCGTGTAGCCGCGATAACTGTAACCACCAGGGTAGTCTAATTTTTTGGCTTTGCCTGCCTGTGTGGCGAGACCTTGGTTTCTACTCTGCTGCTCTATAGGCAAGTTTTCTTGTACGTTCTCTCCCGTAACATACCGTGTCAACGTGCCAACACCGCGTCTTACTAGAGGCGCTACCTCCTCCACGGCCCTTTTTACTACCTTACCTGAGCCGCCGCCAATCAGATTTAAGGACTGTTGTATGTACTCTGCCTCTTTTTGATCAAAACCAGTAAGGCCGGAGCCTCCTTTAGGACGGCCCTCTATTCTAGATTGTAGATCAGCCTCCTGTATTGCCGCGTCTCTTTGAGCAAGGTTCCTTTGTGCCCGAAACTCCTCAATCATCTCCTTGTTGCGTTGTCCCTGGGCTATTTGCTCGTCGGTAGGAATGCCCATATAGAGTTCCTGCTCATATAGATCGGGGGGACCACCCTTTGCCATGTGCAAAGCCTCGCTGGCATATATAGGACCGCCGTGGGCTCTGCTGGTTTTCCCTACACCTACCACTATCTGTTCAGGAATTTCCAAACGCTCAAGAAATCTTTTCGCTTCCGCCGTATATGGAATGGTCTTCTGACCAAGATGGCGGCTTTCTGTAGGAGGGGTTTCCAACCTTTGCTGCGGCGTAAGATCCATACGCGCCTGCACAATTCCAGCCTCCACCTCTCCGGCATGTTTTGCATAGATCCATGTGGCAAGAGTATCCATCTCTTGCTTATAGGCGTCCTTGAAACTGCTAGAGGTTGCCCCCGACCTCGTTAAAATATTTTCGATTTTTTCCGCATCTTCTCGTAGTGTCTGTATTTTTTCCCTGTCCTCCAGGGTCCTCTTGGGATCCTTCACAATCGGAAGACGTTCTTCCATATGTTGAGCGGTTGCCAAATGCTCTTTAGCAAGTTGCCTTAGTTCTACCTTGGCATCCTTAAACCATTTTTGTACCTCTTGTAACTCGTAGGGCAAAGGAGTTCCCGACGCTTTCTTTTTATTGCCGTCCTTAAAAAGCTCTCGCATTTTTCTTGGACCGGACCCTTTCGCAAAGCCCTCTTGATATTGAATAAAATGCTGCAATTCATGCAGAATTACACTTTTAATGTCTTCGGGGGCTGCGGTTACCTTTATCCTTGCTGGAGCCTTTTGAAAAGCAGGTCTATGACTTCCCGTGGGAACCTTTCTGCCTCTTTCAATAGTGACATCCAGGTGAATGCCTTTAAGTGCAGGATACGCTTTCTCTAGATCAGGAAAGCTGAGGATATCGTCCCAACGTAAAGGGGACTTTGTCGTAGGGTTGCTATATCGATAACGTCCATCCGAATTATCCTCAAGTCCAACACCATACTTTTCACTCTTAAACTTCAAGTTCTCAGCAGTAGGGATCTCCAACCGCCAAAGATTATCCCCAGGGTTTTTGTGCCAGCCATAGTTGGTTCTCAGGTTCTCATTTAAATACTTATTCTTACTAGCAGCAACAGTAGGCCAGAAGGGGTCTGCATTTGAATCAGCCTTCTTCTCCATTATCTTGGCTTTTTCGAGGTTCTCAGACACGTCCTTACCAAGATTTTTCGCCCCATGTGGGCCAATAAACATGCCCAGGGACCGGACTTGCTTGGCACCGACGCCGAGGGCAGCTAGCCCGCCACCGAGGCCCGCGACCGAAAGGGCGGCTTCCGCTGAGGTTTTCGGCGTGGGGTTGGTTACCGCTTCCTTGATGATGCTACCAAGGCCCTTGCCCATTCCCACCACAGCCTTAGCAGGAAGTGCCGTGGTGTCCAAAACGGCCTGCGTCGTGTCGGGATTTTCCCAGGGCTTGGGAATAGCGTCCCACAGCTTTCCGCCTTCGTCCACAAGATATGAACCGAGGCGCTGGTCCTGGACGGCAGCAATAAGAGGCGCTCTGTTTGTTTGCAGGTCTTTCCAAAACGTGCCCAAGCCGGAGGGGCCATACGCGGCGACCTGCCGTCTCTGATCGGCAGTCATGCCGCCAGCAGGATCTGTGTCGTCAACCATAATACGCCTCAAACTTCACGGGCCGTGGCTCGTCGTCCTGGTAATCCGTCGGAAGCTGGACAAAATTGCCCTGCCGGTAGCGCATTAAAGCTTGTGTAGTGCTGTCCACCAAATCGTCATACTCCCCGTTGGGAAAAGCTGCACATTCTTCGATGACCTCTTCTGCCCACCGTTCATCAGGAGCCCAGATTGCACCAGATTCAAATAATGGCGAAATAGAGTGGACCCGCGATAACTTATCATTACCGCGACTAGGCGTAAAGTTCACCACAGGAATGCCGACATTTCGTAACTCATGGGTCAAAGGAAGTCCCGACGCTTTCGCTTCGATGATGACCGTCTCAGGGTCCCAAAACTTATATTGCTCCAACGCGATTGCCTTCAATTCAGGAAACTCCCAGCGGCCCTTTTTGGCGTCCAGCAATATCAAATTAGGTGGACCCCCCACCTCGTCAGGATAAAATACCCCCCACGTCGTTATCGCACTAAAGTCCGCCGTCTCCCGCTTACTATACGCCGTGTCGTAGCTCTGAATGACGTATTGAAGGTCAGGAACACTATCCTTGTCCCAAAGCCGCCACCACTCCCGCTTGAGGATCGATATCTCGTCGCCAACAGGGTTCTGCTGGTACTGGGCATTCCACTTATATGGCGGTACAGAGTACTTGACGCTATTAAGTTCCTCTATCGACCAAAACTCAGGCCAACAAGCTTGCCCGGACGGCAAAACCGCAGGAAGCTCTACTACCTCCCATTGGTCCGCTTTCGGGTCCTTCATCTGAGCGCGTACCAGTTGTCCCGTCATGTCCTTCTCTGACCAACGGGTCTGGACCAAAACAATTGCCGCTCCAGGCTGAAGCCGCTGACGAGGACCGCCAGTGTACCAGTCCCAGGCGTCGTCAAAGCCCGTATTGGACATGGCCGTCTGCTCCGAATGCGGATCGTCTATGACCAGTAAGTCCGCGCCACGGCCAGCTAAGTTCGAACCAACGCCCACGGCGTAGTACATGCCGCCTTGCCGCGTGTCCCACCGCCCAGCGGCTTTACTGTCTACCGACAATTGCGTGTCTGGGAATATCTCCCTGTAGTCCTCCTCCTCCAGAAGGTTCTTCACCTTCCGGCCAAAGTTTACCGCAAGCTCCGTGGTGTGCGTCGCCTGGATGATCTTCAGTTTTGGGTTAAGCCCTATCATCCATGCGGGAAACAAAAAGCTGGCGAACTCAGACTTCGTGTGCCGTGGGGCCATGTTGATGATCAGGCGCTTCAGTTCGCCCTTCGCTACGCGCTCGAACTTCTCCGCAATCGTCCCATGGTGATGGCCAAAGATGAAATCCGGCCACATTGATCTAACGAAAGCCAAAAAGTTGTCCCGGCACTTGTCCACCTTCTCCAATTGCGCCAAGCGCAGTTGAAGCTTCAGCTTCTTATCAAAAAGCTCTGGGGGCCCTGGAAGCTAGTACTCATTCTCAACGACCTCGGTTATACGGGTCCAATCCAACGGATCCTCAAATTCGGCCACAGGCTTTGCCCCCTTTACGCCGTCCATGGACAACGGTATCACAGCTTCGGGGGGATATAAAAAAAGTCGCGGTGTACCCTCTTTTAGTTCCTGCCGAACAAAAAGCCACACGCTGGCATGTTCGTGTCTGCGAAAGAAGCCAACCTGATGTGGGGAAAGTCGTACCGAATTGTCTTTTGTGTACTTTAGTTCTATCAGATGAAAACGTCCCTTGGCATCACAAACTAGAATGTCCGGAACCCCCGGAAGTGCCCAACTCTCCAGCCTCGTCATCGTCCAGTTCGCTTCGCTCTTCGCAATCCCCGTCTTCATCTTCCTCCAAAACCCCCCCTCGCTCTTCGTGGACGCCTCCGCTGGCATCGTTCTCGGGCTGTTCTTCGGCCTCTTCGGGCGTGACGTCAATAATGCCATCGTTAAAACCCTCTTCTATCTTCTTCAGTTCCGCCAAAACTTCTTCTTTGCTCATGGAGTCTATGCTGCCGTACCGAACCTCCGAACGGGAAACGTAAATGTCCCCCTGGGCCAAGCCGCGAGCTTTCTCTGCCTGTACCGCCGCAGAGTACGCCCCGTTCTGTATAGCGTCATCACGAATGTCCTTTAAATCCCGGACATGGCGCTCATACGTGACGCCATACTTTGCATCCAATTCCGCCTGCTGCCGCCGGATCTCCGCAACAACGTGCGGGGATATCTCAACATTCGTAAGCTCCCACGCACGAGAATGCGCGGATCGCGGGGCGTAGCCCGCGCGTATCGCCGCCTCCCTCATGGTTATCATACCATCATTAGCGACCAGTTCGCCCACGAACCGGCGTTGCATGGCTGTGAGTTTTCGGTCCACGCCTTTCGGTACGTTTCGTTTTTGTACAATTTTTTCGAAGTCCGTTTGGGTCACTCGACTGACAGGGTTATTGGTTTCAGACATCTCATACCTCCTGAAAATGAAAAATTTTTTACCCCCCAAAGGGGGCCCCTGAAGCTTCTTTATATACGAGTTATAGCATAAAAGGTCCAGTTCGTTTTTACCCTATATTGTTTGCGCGAAACATGCACCTTGTGCTCGG